CAGATTGAATGGACATGACAAAGAAACGAACAAGCTCGCCAAAGAAGTTGCAATGCTACGGGTAGAGGTATCGTCTCTCTACAAGTGCATGGGTGTAACAAAGAAATCTGTAAATGAAAAGCGTAACAATGAGTAAAGAAGCAAAAGATGTTATCTATATATTAGCAATTACTACGGGAATTTTGTTGCTTGCCATGTTGGTTGGTTGCAAGTCGTTGCCCGGTAATCTTGAGATTGATACGCCATTTTTTGACATTGAGTATGAGGGAGCACCTAAATGAGTTGGGTAGATGATATAAAAGTTTGCTTAGCAAGTGTAACAGGATTAGGGAATTGGTTAGTGGCTATTGATTTGCTTTTGAAGATTAGTATTAGTGCGGCAAGTTTGGTGTATATAATTTTAAAGATTCGACAGTTGATAAAAAAATGAAAAGTATAATTATTATCGGGGCGTTGCTGCTGACTGCTGCAACTGCCAACGCTGGTTTGTTTGGTGCGGCATTAAAGCCTGAGCCAAGCGTAACCTTATTTGGACAAACGCTGACTTGGCCGATTCCTTCGCTATGCGTTGGAGCAAAGGCAGGAGTAACGCCTAACGCGGATGTATCTGCAGATGGAGTTAATCTTAAAATTCCGTACTTGTCTGTTGAGATTCCATTCCCTAGCTTGACTTTAAAGGCTGGTAAAGGTGGTACGCCGGTAGAAGTTAAGTTGGGTGCAGTTAAAAAACAGGATGCGGAGTAATTAAAATGCCGTACGGAAAAGGAACATACGGGAGTAAGGTAGGACGGCCACCGAAAATGGCTAGGAAGAAAAAGAAGGTTATTAAGAAAAAACCTGCTAGGATAAAAACTAAGGTAGCTCCATCAAAAGTGCCAGGAGTAGACCTTGATGTCATGTTAAAGCGTAAGCCAGCGAAGAAGGTTGTTAAGACAAAAATTAAGAAGCCTAAGGCAGATACTTTACCTCCTATGATAATTCCGTTGCCGCCTAAACGTAAAATTCCAAAAGATATTACAAAACGTACATCGCCAAAACGCAAAGTTCCTATGCGTAAGAGTGCTGTACCTTCTTTACCTACTAGACTGCGTGGTCGTCCTGCGCTAGATACAAGTATGCTACTTTCTCCGCTTGGCGTTGGTACAGGGTTAAGAGAAGCAGGCACTAAAGGTGTTAAAGCTGTACGTAAGAAATCTAAGAAGAATCGTTAGTAAACATAATGAAAGCATTACAAGGTAAAAAGACATATATGACAGCCGTTGGCGGCGTTCTTGCAGCAGTAGGAGCGTACTTCAGCGGAGAGATGGAAATGGGCGTGATGATTAACGTAGTAGTTACATCGTTACTCGCACTTTTCTTGCGTAAGGGAATTAAGAAAGATACGGAGAACACTTGATATGGCATACGGTAGAAGAAAAGGTGGTAGTGCGCTAATGGAGTTGGCTAGAAAGCGCAGGCAGAAAGCTGCAAAAGACAAAGAAGGCAAGCTAGAACCTATGGTTATCAAACCGGCGTTGAGTAAGCTACGTACTGGTGCAGTTTCAAGACGCAAGAAAGGTGGTCAGACGCTAGTGGATTTAGCTAAACGGCGCAAACCAGCCGTTAAGAAGAAACTAGCCGTTAAGAAGAAACCAGCATCTTCTCAGTCTAGTAAGTTTGGTTCGCGTATTCCAGTAGGCCATAAAAGTCCTGCTACGAAAGCACAAACACCTAAAAAACGTAAAGCAACTTCTGCGAAAACCGCAAAGTCTGCTGTGCCACCATCTTTGCCTAAAAAGATGCGGGGTAAACCACCTGCCCACAAAGCAATAATAAACTACGTAAAAGAAAATCCTGTGGAGGTAGCTGCAGAAATTGCTGCGCTACATCCTGCAGTTAGGGGTGTAAAGTGGGGTGCATCATTGGTTAAAGGTGCTCATAAGGCGCATAAGCTAAGAAAGGCTGAGAGGCTAAGAAAGGCTAATAATGCACGTAAAGCTAAAGAGCGGCGTGAGAAGCTGGCCAGCAAAAAGACTGAAGATGCTTATAAGCAGTTTGAGAAAGACAGGAAAGAGCGTTCACGTAAAATGGGTCGTAGATGATAAAACTCCTCTATGCAATCGCTAAAGCTATACCCGCCCTTCATAAAATTCTGGACAAGTTGTTCGGAGAAGGGCGGGAGCTTAGCGCATCAAAAAGGCGCACGGCAAAAGATGCGCTGGTTGATGACGCTATCGCTGATGCTCTTGCTAATCCTAACGAGCGGGTGCGTGGGAGTAAAGATGAATAATAGCGAGCGATTGATAGCGCATCCAGGATTTCGGAAAGCGGCGTTAGCATCACCGGCGTTTGTAAAAGAAGCACTTCAGACAGTAAATCGTCTGGAATATGAGTTGGAGAGAAAGTAATGGCAACTGTAGTTTTAGTTAAAGTAACGCCTACGAAAGCAAAGACCGCGCTTGTTAAACGTGACAAAGCTGCGGTTACTGCGTTAGTGAAGCGATGAGTGTAGAATACATATTAGATAGGTTTGGTAAGAAGATTGGTATGTCTCCGTCAGATACCAGTCAACGTGCTTTGCTACTCGATTATCTTAATGAAGCGGCGCAGGAACTCTACGAACAGTCTGATATGCCAGGATGTTTAGAAGAAGCAGAGTTCTACGTGCAGGGTGATAAGACTGTTGCGTTACCAGCTAATGTATATGCTATACGTGGCATACGCGAGAAGTCTGGTAACAACGCTGAGTGGGAAACAGAAGCACTAACAGCACATTACAGAGAGAATAACTGGGCTTCTGATAATAACAAATTTCGTGTGATAGGCTACAGTCCGCTGAAGGTATCGTTGCCTACATCTATCACAGAAGCGGCTAATGGCACAGATAAGCTGAAGGTTAGGTGGTATGGTGTGACAACGACGGATGATAATTATGAAGTGGTTGTTAAAACAACGCATAGCGAGAGTTACTTAGTTAGTGTTACTGGTACTGCGGTTGCTGTATCGGTTAATGCTACAGCAACATTAGCTAACTTAGGCGTTCCGTTCACAGACATTGTTAGCTTCACGCGGACAAACAAACCAACGGCAACTGTTGGATTAGCGCAGTTGATTGATTATACTGATTCTACCGTCTACGCTGAGATACCGTCGAACAGTATGGAATCACGTTATCTTATCGTAGACGTAAGTGCATTTCCTTTCTCCTCGTCTGCTGGGCAAGATGATGCACACACGCTGCAGGTGTTGTATAAGAAATCTTTGCCGCGCTTGCAGAATGACGTTGACGAATTTCCTGCTGTTGGTTACGATAACATACTCGTTAGTAAATGTATGGAGTTGTTTCTCGAAGAGCAGGGTAAGTTAGAAGAAGCGATACTGCATGACAGAAAAGCTACACGTTCGCTAGCACGACGGCAAGCTGATCTAGAAAGAGGTCAAGAGCAGAAGGTAGTATTTAAACGGCACAATCACGATAAACTAGCATGGCTAGCTACGCACAGTCATCGTTCCTAGGCGGAATGAACATGGCAGTTGATGACTCTCGTCTGGGTGACGATGAGTATTCTTTTGCTATGAATGTGCGTAATCGCTTCGGTGAGCTAACGCCGGTTAAAAGGCCGCTTATTATTGATACTGGCTTTACAGCTAATCAACGGTTTCAAGGCATATATACCGTAGGCGATTTCATACTTTTATTTCAGAGCGGTAACGCAAAGTTTAAGCATCGGCTTTCTTCTACGTGGGTTACGCTATGGGATGGCAGCACAAGTAGTGACTTACAGATGTCTGCTAATGCAGACTTTATGTACGTGCAAGCGGTTCCTCCCGGCGTTAGCACTTTTGCTTATAAAGCTGTTAGCTCAACTGAAGATATAGTATTAGACACGAGTGCGACAAAGCTAACAAAAACTGTGTCAGCTATTATTGTGCAGGATGGTATAAACCAACCTAACGCTATAACATTTTCTTCTACAGATGTATCTGCTACAATTACTGTTCGTAAAGCTAGGACTTTCGCGGAGCATGGAACTACAATAGATGGAGTAGTCTGGCGTGAGTATGTGCCTATCGGCAAGCAGATGATGTACTTTAATGGGAAATTATACATCATTAGTGCTGATGGTAAGAAGATATACCACAGCGTAAGTGGTAGGCCGCTTGACTTTGTTATTGCGATTGATACTGACGGTAACAAAATTTCTTCTGTGGAAGCGGATCACGGCGCAGATGCTGTTAGTTACTCTGTAAGTTACGAGCCTATTACTTGCATATCACCGCTTAATACGGATAGTTTTTTTGTTAGCACACGCACATCATCGTATGCTATTACGCCAGATTACACACGAACAGTGTTTGGTGAGCCAATGTTTAGTAAGAAATATTTATTTGGTGCATCAGTTGTTAATCAGTTTTCGTTTATGGATATTCTTGGGGATTTTGCTTTTATAGACACCGAAGGCTTGCGGTCATTTAATGCCGTACAGCAGTTGCGTAACGAAGGGCGCAACTCTGCATTTTCGCTGAAGGTTGCGAAGTTGCTTGAAGGTAAAACGCAGAGTTTTACAGCAAGCGCAGCAATTACGTTTGACAACTATGCGTTCTTTGCCGTGCAGACAATTTACGGGCATGGTGTACTTGTGTTTGATTCGACATTAAAGAAGTTTGTTAGTTTCGACAACTTTACAAAAGATGATGATACAACGTGTGCGCCGATAGTGCAGTTCACGAAGATTGATTCTGCTGATGCACATGAGCTTTACGCTATCACATCATACGGCGAGATGATTAAGATGTGGGGCGGCATAAAATACTCAACAGCTTATGTGCAGACAAAGGCGTTTAACGTAGGTGATTCACGTGTAGATCAGAAGCCGTTAACGTTGCGTACACTGTTCACGGACGTTAAGCCGATTGAATCAATAGCAATACAAGTTCCATATCCAGATGCTCTCTATCTAAGTTGGGACGGTGTAGATGGATCTGCTACACCTGACCATCCTGACGGTATTTGGGCATCTCCCCCCACAACATTCACATCAACAACGGCTTATGATATACCAGTTAAGCCTATACTTTACACGTTGGCTATTGGAACTGTAATACGTTTTTATGGTTGGAGCCATGCTACAACTGGCTACGGCATACCCAATTCGTTAGCCGCTGCCGATGGTGGTGCTGACGGTATGGATGGCACTTTTGAGTTAACAGCCGCAGCTAGTGTTGGCGATGTAACGTTAACTGGCAAACTTACCACAGCTTCATACGTTTACTGGAATAGTCCTGCATATATTACGTATGATGGTTCTGGTACAGTTAGCTGTACGCCGATAAGTAATGGAGTTGCTGGGCAATCTGTGTTATCTAAAACGCTAGTAGCGCCTACGTTTGACGGTATGCCCTACACGGCTGCGTATCCGCTTATGTGGGATGGCCAGAATATGCTTCAATCGCTGGCATTTAACTTTCAAGATAGTCGCATTGGCTGGAAAGCCTCGTACGCTATTAAGTGGGATAACGCCGCGACACTTTCGATTATAAACATAGAAACAAAAGACGTAACGTCTAAAAATTCTTTAATGACACAAGCTTATGCCAGCTAACATAAACAGTTCAGAGTTCACACACGCGACACAGTTATTTGCAGATAAGACTGCGGCGAATGCTTGGCGTACATCAATGACAGTCTTTGACGCATCAACGTCAACGCAAGGTGTAGTAAAGCAATGTACGCACGTTGCGGATATGACAGCAATAGACGGTACTTCTGTTGACTCTGGGTCAGCAGCGGCAGATCAACTTACGATGGGTACGTTAGACTTTTCTACGGATGCTGGCAATAAAGCGGCGTTCATTATTCTTGCAGAGAAAATAAACTATTTAACGTACCGGCTGGAGCAAGCTGGTATAATGGCTAGCAGTTAAGGAGATAAGATTATGGGTAACGGATGGTTAGATGATTTAG